GAGCAGCTCACGCTTTGCCACAAGGGAAAGCGTGAGCTGCTCACTGGTTACGGGTACACCTTTGAAGATACCGTTATCACCGCAGCGAATGCGGCCGGTCTGATTACGAGAGAGGTGCGCGTCCTGTTCCACTTCGACATAGTCAAGAGCAATGTCCCCGGCAATGCGGCGGACCGCTTCGACAACCTCGTGGTCAGGAAGATGCACCGAGGTCTCCGAAATAATGTGGCAAGTGCCGTGGCCGATAAGAACCTCGACTGCGATGCGGGGATTTCTTGCATTGCGGTAGGCTATGTCGACTAATGCACCCGCAATTCTGTCAGCCACCTTATCCGGGTGGCAGGGATTAACTTTTTCAAACATGGTTAGTTTCCTTTCTTTGAACGAAGTAGTTTTTCCATCATATCGTCGTGGGGACTAACCCCGCCAAAGTCCACCGAGCAGTTTTCCTTAACTACCTGGTAGATTTGGTACCAGATCTGATTGGACTGTTTCATGTACTGCTGGCTCATAGAAACATAGGGAGAAGCTATCGCGTTGCCGGTTGTAGGGTGCTTTGCAAGGAAGCCGAACTCTGAGATGGCCTCTTCGCACTGAACCCATCGTGAGACAGTCATTGCATACTGTTCCACAAGCTGGCTACTTACGAGTCGTTCACATCCTCGGGCCTTAAGCCAAAGGAAAACCTCTTTATAGACCGCTTCGGCGCAGAACTCTTTTCCGTTTTTCTGATGAGCTTTGAGATATTCTTTTACCGGGGGAACATCCTCACCGGTGAATTCAGCGGGTATGGGCAGTACAAGAGCGCCATCCGCTGTTCCGTCATTGATTTTGTCTGCGAGCGCCTTCCTCGGTCGGCCTTGACCGGGGCGGGGACCTCCTCGCATTGTGCCGTCTTTTGCCACTGTTTTTTCCTCCTGGAGTTAATACCCTGTTTGTTTTTGGATTTTTGCACACGAGAGCCCCAGCCCGCTGTCGAAATAAATACACGTAGAGATTTTGACCGCCCCTCCCGGTATCATTTTTTGTGCCAGCGGTCACCACTTTCCGCAGTGATTCGTGAGTGACAAGACTTGCAAAGTGCCATCAAGTTATCCTCGTTATGAGTTCCTCCTTTTTCGAGAGGGAGGATGTGGTGGACTTCCTGTGCCGGCGTGTAGCGCTCGGTTTTTAGGCACTCCTCGCAGAGGGGATGTGCTTCAATGTATCTGTTTCGTATGCGCCGCCACTTATAACCGTATCTTTCTGAGGAATCATATGGGCGCTCGTACTTGTTGTAACGTGCGTTCATGACCTTGGTGTGTTCCTCGCAGTAGCGGTCGTGGGTAAGGAGGGGGCAGCCCGGGAAGCTACAGGGTTTCTTAGGCTTGGTAGGCATGTTGCTACCTCCTTTCGGGTATAACAAAAGCCTGCACGAGAACTAGTCCCACACAGGCTTTTCGTATTCTGCTTTTCCATTATAAGTATATCACATAAGGGGTAGTGAACTCAAGTGATTTCGAGTGAATTCGAGTGAACTCTTTAAGGGATAAGCGGGGCATTTCTAAGCAAATTGTCAAGCTCGAGAAGGGCGCGTCCATGAAGGGTAAACACCCAGCGCTTTGTGAAGAATAAAGTCCGCGCAATATCCTCCCAGGAGAAGTGCTCGACATAGCGCTTAATGAGAATGGTCTGATAATCCGGGCATTCGATTTGGCCTATAAGCTCAAGGAGAAATAGGCGCTTTTCCTGAAGCCTGTATTCGTCTTTCCTGACCTCATCTTCAAGGTCGATAATCTTGCATACTGCATCAGCCATAGGAGACACAGATTTGCTAGGGTTATGCGGCATTCCGCTATAGTTGGGTCCGACACTTGTGGCCATACAGCGCATAGCCTCAATACGCTGCTTCTTGGCATTGATGTGGCTTTCAAGCCTTGATATTTGACCGATGTATTCTTTCGCTGTCACGTCTATCAATCTCCTTTCCGAGTTTATCGAGTATGAGTTGGGGGTTAAGGTCGGTAAGCTGTGTGAACCAGGGGGAGTAGAAGAAGTCGACTAAATCGTCAAAGTCCCTCTCAAGTTTTGCTAGGTCTTTGTTGTATTTCTTCAGCGTTTCTTTGTCAAAGAGGCTCGTGTCAATAGCCCTATGTTTTTCAAGCGCTGTATAGTAGGGAATATAGTCCGCTATGGCCTGGGTAACAATTGCCTTAGCGAGGGTTTCATAAGGTGTCATTCTGAACCTCCTTTCAAAGTTGCCTTTACTGCGTTTATAAGGTCGTTTTGTGTTTTTTCTTTTCGGTGAATTGCCGTAAGAATCAGCTCGTCAATGGTGCCTTCGGTTACGATATGGTGAATTACCACTGTATCCTTTTGACCTTGCCTCCAAAGGCGGGCATTTGTTTGCTGGTAGAGCTCAAGGCTCCAAGTAAGGCCAAACCATATAAGCGTTGAACCGCCAGCTTGAAGGTTTAAGCCATGCCCGGCAGAAGCGGGGTGAATAACCGCCACCGGAATCTTGCCGGCATTCCAATCGGCTATATCCTTCGATGTCTGTATCTCGCGTACCTTAAAGCGCTTACGTATACGCTCCAGGTCGTGCTTGAACCAGTATGCAACAAGAACCGGTTTGCCATTTGCTGCTTCAATCAGGTCCTCAAGCGCATCCAGCTTGTGCTCGTGTATGGGAATAACCGATTTTTCAGGACCGTAAACTGCGCCATTCGCCATCTGCGAGAGCTTGTTCGAGAGGGAGGCGGCATTTGCGGCATCAATTTCAGTATCACCGATGGAGAGAACCAGGTCTTTTCGTAAAGCGTTGTATTTGGCCTTTTCTTCCTTTGATAGTGAAACGCGCACATTATTCATAATGCACTCGGGCATATTTAGGTGGTCAACCGCCTTCATAGAAATCGTGATATCGGAAATGCGCTTATAAATGGCATCTTCAGCTCCGGGCAGAGGCTTGTATGAGAAGATAACCATACCATTACGCCGATCCGGTTGGAAGTAGGTGTTGCGGTAGTGGGTAATGAAGCGTCCGAGACGAGCACCCAGGTCGATGATACGGAACTGCGCCCATAAGTCCATCAAGCCATTACTTGAAGGAGTGCCGGTAAGTCCGACTATGCGCTTTATGCCGGGGCGCACACGGAGAAGGCTCCTGAATCGCTTAGCCTGATAGGACTTAAAGGAAGAGAGTTCATCAATGACCACCATATCGAAGTCGAAGGGAACACCGCTTTCATCGATGAGCCAGGGGATATTTTCGCGGTTGATAATATAGATGTGCGCTTTCTTCTTTAAGGCTGCTCGGCGCTCTGCAGCGGTTCCTATAACAACGGAATATGTAAGGCCCTTCAAGTGGTCCCACTTTTCAAGCTCTCCCGGCCAGGTGTCTCTTGCCACACGGAGAGGGCCGATGACAAGGACTTTCTTTACCTCAAAGCGGTTCAGGCAAAGTTCATGGATGGCAGTCAGGGTAATAACGCTCTTTCCGAGACCCATATCCAAGAACACAGCAGCTTCGGAGTGTTCCAGTATGAATTCGGTTGCATAGGTTTGGTAATTATGGGGATTGTATTTCATCAAGAATTTCTCCTATCTGTTCAGTGTTATCAAGGACATACACCTTGCAGCCAAGGCGCATCAGTAAAGAGTGCCGGGATAGCTGAAGTGGCCGGGCCTTTTTGCCGGGGGCCTTAACTTCAACGAAGCCAACATACCCACCAGGCAAAATTACGATTCGGTCGGGCATACCGTCAAATCCTGGGGACACAAACTTCAATGCCACACCGCCTCTTTCTTTTGCTTTTTTTACGAGTTTTTCTTCTATAGTCTTTTCTCTCATTTTTCCTTACTCCACAAGGCTTTTTTGGTCTTTGTGCAAGGTCGATCAACGTTGTTTACCAAACTTTTTCTAGGAACAAATTTTTTTGTCTATAGAGAATTTTTGTATATGACGTTGATAGACCTTGTCATAGTGTTGTCTTTAGTCGAGAAAATCGTCAAATTCAGGCTTCAATTTAAGGCCTCGGAAGTAACGCTTCCTGTCTATAGAAATCCTGTCAAAGCCGGCTTTCTCAAGTGCTGTATAGAAATCCGTAGTCGAGCGCACGTACTCGTTGGTTTCCAAGCAGTATGAACGATATGCCTGGTAGAGCTCATTGGAACTCACGCGATATTTCACATCCGTTTCGCACTTGTCTTCAAGGAAGTGAGTAAACCAGTCGTTCTGATTGCGGTATTCGCTGATTGCCTCCTGTACGCATGCGGGGAGTTTGATTTTGTAGTTTGCATCAATAACCTTCTTGGCACCCTCGATAATCCAGGCAAGAATGCTTTCGCCTGCATTGTGATAAAGGTAATCACTAAAGTTCTTGATATCACTCGCGCCCTCTATCTTGGCATTGAACGGAATAACGATAAGTCTGCGCCAAATGCCGTCGTCAGAGGCACTAACGCGAGGTAGGTGGTTGGTATAGAGCACCAGGGTATGGCAGGGGGTAAAGCTGAACGGGTCCTTATACTTCTTTTCAGCGAAAATCTCATCAGTCGAGCATAGCTGCTTTACTGTCGAGTCGTTAAGCCTGGCACCTTCCTGCATTTCTGCGGAAATAAGGAAACGCTTACCTTTGGTTTCAGCCATTTCCGGCTTTACGTTGCGCCTGCATCCTACGGTGAGTGTATCTGCGGAGATATTGCCGCTATAGCTTCCGAGCACCTTTGCTATGGAGTTCCAAAACGTGGACTTGCCATTTCGGCCACTTCCGTAGGCAATGATAAGCGCCTCTAGGAATACCTGGCCGACTGCAGCAAGGCCGCATATCTGTTGTACGTAATTGATGAGTTCCTGATCATTGCAGAAGATAAGGTTCAGGCAGTCTTCCCATATCTTTGCGCCTTTATGGCTGGGGGAGACTGTGGTTATCTTTGTAATGTAGTCCTCGGGGTCATGTTCCTGGGCGCCAGCCATGCCTTTGCGAAGGTCGTAAGTGGCAGCCGGGGTACAGAGTAAGAAGGGGTTGCTGTCAAGGTCGCGAGGGGAGATTTCAAGCATCGGTCGCGCCTCTTTCAGAGTGGCAGTTATGTTTTTGGATTCGCGGCGGTTAAGTACGAACTTGTGGTAAGCAATGGCCTCAATGTATTCACGGTAGGCCTCTTGCTGCGCCGGGTTCATAAGAGCTTCAGCTTTCGCCTTGGTAGCGTTGTTCAGAACATCCATGCCACCGCTTGACTCGAGCTTCTTTCGTGCCTCGGCAATATTCGCGAGAGCCTCTTCGAGCTGCCTGCGGGTAAGTTCCTGTTCGACTGCCTGGGCGCCGGGCTCGCTCTCTTGCCAATAGTGGTCGAGGTAGCGGAGATAGTGTGTTGCAGTAGAGTATCTGAGCTCTTTGCCAAAGTGCTTTGACAGGACTACAGCCTGGCCGACGTCGGTATAGTCAGCGGGCTTGTACGTGACATCGGAGTTGTAGGCCTCGGGCGCCACGTAGCCCTCCTGTTGGCTCACACGCGCAAAGAACTTCTGAGCCGAGCGCCAAATCGTACCGAGCTCTTCATCGGACAACGGTGGGGCGCATTTCGCCGCCTGTTCGAGGAATGCCTGGTAGGCTTCTTCGGTATCACCATATTTCTTGATGACACGACCGGCAAATCGGGACATAGTAGCGTTTCTGCTTCCTTCTGTAATTACGGTGGTGTGACTGCAGCCGGGCATATCTGCATCAAAGTCCTCTTCGAAGAATTCGGTGAGGTTCATCTCTCTGACATAGAGCTCAACCTCGGGGTTGTTGGTTCCGAAGAAGAAGCGGGCGGCATCGAGTGCGTTATTGTCGAAGTAGGGGAAGACCGAGTTTACCATTCGCTTCATCTCCTTGTAGGCAATGGGGTCGGTCATAGGGGAAATGGGGAAGAGTACGTGGAACTTCGGCCTTGCCGGTTTACCATGCTTTTCGCGCATATGAGAACGGCTGTAGTGAACTGCAAAGGTAACACCGGGGAATGCTTCAAAGACATCAGCCGGCATAACCCAGTCGTTGGGATCTTCCGAGTGGTCATTGTCGCAATCTACGGGTAGACAGTCGGAACTGAGGAAGTTCTCACCGTTGCGATAGTTGTTTTTATATTCAGCGCAAACATAGTCGCGCCCGACTGCAGCCCTCAGAGTTTCGAGGTCCGTTACAACGTGCTTGTGGGGGTATGAGCAGTTGCCGGGAGTGCCGGTATAATCCGAGCTGTAAAGTGTAATCATTTGGTTTGACCTCCTCAAGGTTTTAGGAAAAAATATATTATTTTGACTACCAAGATTTACATTTAGTTAGTCTTTCTTGTAAAAATAGGTCTCGTAACCGTCAGCACGAAGTAGTAAACCTTCGGCCCATTTAGGTGCACGGCCCATCTGTTCGCAGACAGCTTCAAGGGACATCCGGGGGTCGGCTTCGATGACGATTTCATCGTGGATATGCATCACCATTTTGGTGTTGCGCAGGGTCTTCATAGAGTTGCAGAGAATATCTCTCGCTGTGGCTTGGACTATGTTCTCGACGAACTTCGGACCATAGGACTCGAGCCTCTCCCACTTCTTGGTGGCGCCTATGCCTTCATATGTGATTGAGTTGCCGCCATAGTTGTTGGGTTCAACTCTTGGCTTGATGTAGGTGAGCTTTCTGCCCGAGGGAAGAGTAATAAAGAGCATACCGCTTTGATAGGTGAATTCGATTCCGTGAGTGCTCGCGGTGGTCTTGCGCGATACAGCGTTTTTCACTGCAGCATCAACAGCCCACCAAAACTCCACGATGTTTTGATTCTTGTCGCGCCAGCGGTCGACTATGTCTTGAAGCTCGCCCTCTTCAATACCCATATCGAGAGCACCCATAGCTTTCATAGCGCCTACGGAACCTCCGTATCCAAGAGCCAACTCTGCGATTTTGCCTTTCTGTCGAAGGTGACCATTTACACCGTGCTTAACAACCGGAACACCAAACATCTGAGATGCCGATGCACAGTAGATATCTTCGCCATTGGCAAATACCTCTTGGCGCCAATCTTCACCGGCAAACCAGGCTATGACTCTTGCCTCAATGGCGGAGAAGTCTGCAACGATAAACTTGCGGTTATCCCCGGCAATAAAGGCGGTTCTTATAAGCTGGGAGAGTGTGTCGGGGACATCCTCGTAAAGCATCTTGACAGCTTCGTAATTGCCGCTGCGGACGAGTGCTCTCGCTTGTTCGAGGTCGGGGAGGTGGTTCTGTGGGAGGTTCTGCATTTGGATTAAGCGACCAGCCCATCTTCCGGTGCGGTTAGCTCCGTAGAATTGGAACATCCCTCTCGCGCGTCCGTCCGAACAGACTGCGTTTTGCATAGCCTGATACTTTTTGACGGAGGACTTGGCAAGCTGCTGCCGGAGAGCGAGAACTTTGCGAAGTTCCTCCGGTGCGGTTTTCAGGAGGTCCTTGACTGCCTTCTTACCGAGTGTATCTGTTACCAAGCCCTGTCCTGAGAGCCAGGCCTTCATCTGAGATACTGAGTTGGGGTTTTCAAGTGAAGTGAGACTCCTGATTGCCTCAGTAAGCTCGCTGGCAGATACACCGTCCAGCGCTAGAGCCTGTTGAACAAGCTCCATATCCAAGGCCACACCCGTGTCGTTGATTTCCTGGTCGATTTGGTATTCTTCCCATATCTCCTGGGGGACCGGAAACCTTGAGAGTTTCTGCTGAATTTCCATCTCGGTTTCAACATCGCGCGCGTTGTATGCTTTGAAGCGAGTCCACTTATCCGGGGCATCAGTAGGACGATTCCTCGTTCTGCCACCGTTCGCCTTGGTAGGCTGACAGGGAACACAGAAGTATTTGATGAGCTCTTTGCCTTCGGTCAGCTTCTGTTTGTCTAAGTTGAGGACTGTGCCGCAGCCTTGCAGCGAAAGAGGGAGACCCATACAAGCTGACCAGATCATAGAGCATCGCCACGAAGCAGCAGAGAGATACACGCCTGTGGGGTATCCGAGCAAACGTGATAGACATACTCGCTCAAAGTTAGCATTGAAAGCGGTCTTCAGGACGGTATCATCTTCAAGTGCATTCAGGATATCCTGAGGTATCTTTTCTCCCATAGCAAGGTCGACTACGGAAACCGGGCCGCTGTCAATGGAGTATCCGAATAGTAAGACCTCAAAATGCGGGTCTTCTGTATAGCGATAGACCCCACTCTTGGTGAGGTCAGTTTCGCTATAGGTTTCGATGTCAATACTAAGTGTTTTCATAGTTCGATACCTTTCTTCGAGGAGAGGTGGCATTGCACCACCCCTCCATATTGGAATTACGCGAGGAAGTCGTCGTCTGTGTCGGTTGCGAAATCAGAAGCAGCGCTAGCCTTGCCGCCGAGGGGCTCACCATCGCGGATCTTCTGAAGGTTGTTGAGACCGCAGGCAATACCACGATTACCATTGGAGTTGAAAGCGTAGAAGGTGATAGAAGCTCTACCGTACACACCGCTGTAAACCTCGGAATGGTCGAAGATTTCCTGACGAGCAGCATCTACGATACCGGGAGGGGTTGCGGAGTTGGCATTGATGAAGTAGGCGTTAGCGTAAGCGGGGTCATCGGGTCTTTCGAGGTCTCCGTCACGAAGGGGACTCTTGATTGCGGTGAGAGGGGGAACACTTCTGCCATTGCCCTTGAGCTTAGCTTCGCCTTCCTTGTAAGCAGCTTCGAGCGCTGCCTTAATCTTTGCGACTGTTGCCTCATCGTTCTTGGGGATAATGAGGGATACGGAATACTTGGGGGTGCCACCGTTGATAGCCTTGGGCTCCCATACGTTTGCATAGGACCAGCGGGTGTTGGGACCAGTGATTACTTTGCAGGGGTTTACGTTGTTTGTCATGATTTTGACTCCTTTTCTTATATAAAATCTGTTTTGGCATTTGCCATTTCCGGTCTTTTATCTGATTCCGGAACGAGTGTGGGTTTGCCTTGTGGGCGGACGATGAGAGCTCCTAGGAGTTCATCAAATTTGGCTTTTCCGAGGCGCTTTTGCATTTCGGTTAAGCCGAGGACTTTCCGTTCATACGGGTCAAAGCCCGCTTCGGAAACGATAGCGGCTACAGCTTCTTCGCTGGCATACTTACGAGTAGCGCGTCCTTCGACTAGCTTCCAGCCCTTCCACTTCTTGCCGCTGAGTGCAGCTCGGAAAGCGTGTTCTTTAAGGTCATTAGCCCAAGATACCAGGCCATCAATCTTCGAGAGAACATCTTCGATTTCCTCATCGGTGAGCAGGGGAGGGTCTCTGAATTCGTAAGCGGCAAGTGCAAGGTTCGCTTCAGCGCGTTTTCTGCAGTCGACTTTCGCCTTGCAGAATTGGCACCATTCACCGCAGTTGAATTGACCTTCACCTTTGAAGGCGAGATCCGCTTTCGGCCTGAGTGTGTTTTCGGCCCAAGCGTAGAGTTCGTCTTTCGTTATAGCGAAGGTGCTGATGTTGCCGCGCCTTGGCTGATAGATGGTCATTTCAACGGTATCAATGTCGTAGATTCCATCGAAAATCTCAAGAGCGCCGAGGGCATACAGCATCATCTGAGGGTTGTTTTCTGCTTCGACTAAGACTCCGCGACCGTGCTTATAGTCGATTATGTTGAGAATTCGGTCGGCAACGATGATACAGTCTCCGGTTCCAAAACCGTCCGGTACGAACTTGCTGAAATCGAGGCGCTGCTCGACGAGCACAACGGGGGAGGAGTTTTCTGCTTTCCGAGCTTCCACGCGTTCCATAACAAATGAAGCGTAGCCGGTAGCACAATCTTCCATTTCGCTGTTGTACCAGGTGAGGTCTTCGACCGGGTCCTTTACATCTTCGCCGAGCGCCCGCCTCAAGTGATACTCACAGAGAGTGTGCGCGTCGGTGCCTTCCGCTGCGAAATCACTGCCTTTATCGTCGTAGTTTTCGCAGAGCCGAGCAGAGGGGGGACAGTTCAGCCAGCGGCTGGAGCTTGAAGCGGATAGTAGAGCGTGTCCGTTAGGTGGCATCGTTCAGTACCTCCGCTTCCTCAAGCAGGGCTTGATAGTGAGTAGGGTCGATAGCCGAGAGGCGGTCGGCACCATACTTTTTGAGGAGTTCCCGGATTGCCTCGGTATGTCCGTTACGAGACTTTTCAGCGAGCACTGCGCGTACCTCTTCGAGCTTAGGCGGCTTCTTTTTAGGTGCCGCTTTTTCCTCGGGGAGTAGGGCAGAGATTTTTTCTACGACCTCATTTACGCGCTGTACTGCTTGCCGGAGTTCCTCAGTTAGAAGGGCTAGTTCGTTTTTGCTTACCATTCGAATTACCTCCTTCTGAGATTTCAGTTATAGTTACCGAAACGACTGATTCGCCGGGAATGATAACCATAACCTTCTTTTTCTCTCCCAGGAGCTTCGTGAGGAGCTTTTCGCGGATGCTGCGGTTCTTAGTAGCCACAATCCCGTTATCCTGGGGGTCCTTCGAAACACTGATATTCAACTTGTGCTTCATGGGGGTCTCACCTTTCCGAAGGGGGTAGTATCGTTGTGTCCCTTCATAGGTAGCTCACGAAAAAGGCAAATCCGGACCCCCCTTTTGCAATTTTTTTCTGAGTTGAGCATAAATTTTTTGCAGACGGTTACGAATTGCCCTCTCACAGACACCTTCCGATTCTGCAATGTCGCAGATTTTTTCATTATGATAGAAAACGCGCGTGAGGAGTTCTTGTTGCTGGGGAAGGAGAGTGGCAATGGCCGCCTTGAGCTCATCGACCTCTTCTTTTTCGATGTAGTCCCTCTCCACATCCTCGTCAGCTTCGAGTAATCTTCCATAAGAGTCGTAAGCCTCCAGGGAACAGCTATGGCGGTGGAGCTTCTGATAGCTGTTGCGCTCGTCCTTGTCAAGGCGGACGATTACCTCACCGATGTCATCGGATACTTCAATTTCAATTTTGTCTTCAGGTTTTGCAAATTGGTACGTAATTTTCATTGATTGTCTCCTGTCCGCCTCGGGACGGAGGGAAACAAAAAAGCCGATGCACCGAAGTACACCGACCGTAAAATGAGCGTGACAAAATACGGGTGAGTACTTCGAGAGCAGGTTCTTAATGGAACCAAAGCTTCTATGTATCCTCATCCGTCCTTTGTGCGCACTCGAGACTGGATTATTATTTTCGCAAGTTTCTCACTTGCTGGCTACATTTTACACCATAAAATCGGACTTGACCAGGCCTCAGAAAGTCTGGTATTTTTACCCCGAAAAGGGCCCGAAAAAGGGTAAATTTACGGTGTAAAACTGCTTTCGAATACTTTATGGGGGCTCGAAATAGGCGCAAAACAAGAAAAAACCAGACACAAAAAGTCCGGTTTTTATAAAAATTTTTTTGAAAAAATAAAAAACCCATACGATTGCTGAAAACCAGGTCGTATGGGTTAGAGATTATTCTTCTGTTAACGTGGAAAGACCGTGTCTGCACATCAAATCATTGATTTCATCTACAGAGCATCCCCACAGGGTGTTAATAATAAATTGGTATGCCATTTCTTGCTTATTGTTATTGAGCGTATATCCGAACATACGAAGAAGGACACTTGATTTCGTAGGTTCGAGTGAAAGCCCGATGCAAACAAGAACGAGGGTGACAGGCTTTGGAACATATCCCGGGGTGTTGCGCATTCGCTGAATTGTTTTAGTGGAAAGGTGCGAGTTGGCAGCGAGTTTCTCTACAGTAATATGCTTTTCTTTCATATACTTTTTTATCAGTACCGAGAAGGAGTTATCCGGGCTCTGATTTATGTAGGATGCAAAGCTAGCTTCTGTGGATGCGCTAATATGCCCGTTAGCTCCTAAAATGGTGTTGAACTGTTGAGAATCCTCGGTGGAAAACTTAAATATACCTTTATCGCGATTTCGATAAGATGCTTCTACATGTGGAGTGACACCAGCGGGGACTTTAACCCCTTGTTCTGCCTTCCGAGGTCTAATGCGTCGACAGGCTTTTTTGTACCAGTAAATTTTGCGCGAGCGTGGTGTTTTAGCGGTAATTTCATCCACTGCCGCAGCAAACATAGACGTAGCAACATATATGCTGTTCCGGGGCATTAGTTGGCCATTGATGTATATGAGTTTACCTTCTAATGCTTCTTGGAATGCATCAGGGTGTTCATCAAGATAAGGTATGACGTCGCCTTTTTTTAAGGGTGTTCCTTGCGGACGTGGATTAAACTCTTCACTAGCGGCAAAATTGATAATCCTCTGTCTGAGTTCCTGGTTGGAGGTTCCAGCTATTTTGACGGTTATCAAGGGTCGCATAATCGTAGGATCATAATATT